ATACGATACGAGTAAGTTATATTTCGGTGATTATATGGAGTATGCAAACCCTCGGCTCGTAATAGACCGCAAGCAGAACGTAGCGGAACTGGCTAAGAACTGCACAAGCGATCACGAACGATTCAAGCGCGAGCTGGAACGAGTGAAGAACGCCGGAGCACACCTGGTTATACTCGTAGAACAGGACAGATATAAAGACCGCGACGAGTGGATAAACATCCGGGATATATCGGATCTGATGCTGTGGTCTTCGGAACATACTCAGGTACGTGGCGAGAAGGTATACCGAATCCTTGCGAGCTGGTGTGCAAAATATCCGATTTCAGTCGAGTTTTGCGATAAACGTTCAACTGGTCGGAGAATCGTGGAAATCCTCTATAAACGCAAAACAGAGGCTGATAAGGGCATACACGATCCTGAATCTGCATACGATATCTGCAAGAGGGTGATAGGACGATGAACGGATACATAAAAATCGACAGAGGCATAATGGACTGGGAATGGTGGGATGATGATAAGGTTTTGAAGCTGTGGCTCACCATCCTTTTACTTGCCAATTGGGAAAAAAAGAGATGGCGCGGAAAAGATATACCCCGAGGGGCGTTCTGGACTTCAATTCCAAGGCTTCAGAAGGCTTCGGGGTTAAGTTATCAAGAGGTGCGCACTGCATTATGTAAACTAGTATCAACAGGCGAAATAACAGACGAAGCAACAGGGTCTGGAAGGCTCATAACCGTAGTAAAATACGGGGATTTCCAAGACGACCCAATAAAAAGCAACAGACAAAGCAACAGGCAACCTAACAGTCAAACAACAGCAACTGAAGAAATAAAGAATAAATATATAAGGGGAAGAGGGATTCGACGTGATTCTTGCTGAGGACATTTTAATCGGGATGTGGCTACATGGGGAGCATTTAAACGACCTCCACTATGTAGATCCAAAATACTTTGAATACTCGGCTGTGGTACGGGACTTAAAAAGAGGAGCTCCTACCAGCGAGATCTACGCCAAGTATAAAGACATCCGCTCCGAACTGATACAGATGACGCTCGGCTACTCTCCGGCCATATACGACTCCGCTATCAGGAGTTTAATAGACCAGCAGACGAGAGACGGTATCAAACAGACCGACGATATTGAGAAGGTCAAGGAACTGATAGCGCTTCGGGACAACTACATGACCGAACCGGTAGAGGGCTATAAAGATTATGCTGCATCGTTCGCCAGGGAGATGGAACGAAAGCACAAACAGGAGCTGATAAAGTGGGATAACATACCTGACCTACAGGATCTGACGCTCGGTATAAAGCGGAAAGAGCTGACCGCCATAGCAGCGAGGCCGTCAGTGGGTAAATCAGCCTTTGCGCTTCAAATAGCATATGGAGCCTGGAAGCAGGGCGAAAAGGTCCTATACTTCCCGCTCGAGATGAGCGCACTTCAGACGTTCGGAAGGATTCTCGTAAAAGAAGGCTACATATCAGCCAAAGAGAATCAAAGCGGAGATATAAAAGACAACGACAAATATATGCTGGGCGTGGATATGCTGAACGACATTGAGAGTTCCGGCCGGTTCCTGATCTATGAGGGCGTCGGACAAATCGAAGCTATCGAGAGACTGATAGAGGACGAGCAACCCTACCTGGTAGTAATCGACCAGCTGACACAGATGAAAGCCCAACAGCAATTCAAAGACATCCGGAGCCAGTTCTCTTACATGACTTCGAACCTGAAGCGAATAGCTATGCAGCAGAACGTCGCTATTGCGCTGTTATGCCAGATCAACCGCTCAGCTGACAATATTAAGCCGACGATGGCAAACCTAAAAGAATCGGGGTCCATCGAAGAAGACAGCGACAACGTCATACTGATGCACCGATACAAGAGAGGTGATCCGGATATCGACGAGGCCTCAATAGACTGGGACAATATCAGGCCGATGGAGTTTAACCTGGCTAAACAGAGAGACGGTGAAACAGGGGCTTTCGATGTCGACTTCATACCGGCAAAGATGACATTCTATCAACCGTACAAAGGAGGAGCAAATGGATAAAACTGAAAAGAAACTGAAGGACGCGCTCCGGGATCTGAACGATGTGTGCCTGAGCTACTACCTGGTGGATGGTCTCGGGTGCCGTAGATGCCCGCTCGACAAATACCGCTGGGACGATGGAGAAGAATGGCACTGCTTCGTTGCGGATGTAGTCAATGACGAGAAGGGCGGAACTTATACGGTGCATATGGAGGACATGACATGAGGATATTCCCGTGGTTGCCGGAACTTACCAGCTTCGGAGAGAAACCGACTTGCGACAATTGCAAACGGTTCGGAGAAGACTGCGGACGGAGCGGATATATCTGCGGTAACTGGGAAGAAGCCGAACAGATCCAGATGATGCTTATAGGAGGAGAAAATGACAGATAGAGAAAGATGTGAATCCTGCATTCACGCAAAACCATTCGGAGGGGCAAACGATAACAGATGCGGTGCCTGGGAATGTGAGTATATCAACCGCAAGGAAGCGATAGAAGCTTATAAGGCATATAAAGACATTGTTAGATGCAAAGACTGTAAACACTACGATACAGAGTCGAGAACATTCCCTTGTTGCACGGACATATTCGGAGCGGTGAGATATATGGAAGCGGACGGATTCTGCTCAAAGGGAGAGCGGAAAGGAGAATGATGAACGAGCAAATATCAATGTTAAAACAAAAGCCTCATTGGATTCCGATAGAACGAGGCGATAAGGGATATAGTGCAGGGGACTTTATTTGTTCCGAATGTGGGAAGCCTTGCCCGTGTTATCACCTAACTGACTATTGTCCTAACTGCGGTGAAAGGATGAAAGGAGAATGATATGGGAGTATGGATATCTGTAAATGAGGATCTACCTGAATACGACTTGCCCGTACTTGTAGCGGTCAAGACAAAACTCCGCAAACCAAGTTGGGTCAAGGAGGAGACTTATTACTATGTAACCGCTATAGACGTACTTGATGAGAATGGGTGGTATGAGTTCGGGAATGATGTCGTCGCATGGATGTATCTTCCAGAGCCTTATAAGGGAGACGAAGCGAATCAAATAACGATGGAGGTTAACCAATGATAGCAATACCTAATATGGGAATGCCCGATACTTGTGATATGTGTCCAATAGAGGGGTGCGAGTATATCAACGGAAAGTTTACTTGCCCACTAATCGACATCGTGCGGTGTGGGGAGTGCAAGTGGTCATATATAGACGAACAATACGAAGGCACTCTATGGTGCAAGGTGCATTTCCATCACTACCGAGTGAATAGTGATGGTTTCTGCAACTACGGAGAACGTGCAAATAATACCCGAAATGAGTAGTTGTAAAAAACGCAACAACTGAAAGGAGAAGCAATGGTCATATATAGCGGACACGAAGGAAAAGACAGAGTCTGTTGCAATTGCAAGCATAATAAAATAATACCAAAGAGTACATATATAAGAAACATATGCGAGATTGATGGACATTATATCGGATATTTGGAAGGCTTCGATTGTTGGTGCAGACGATGGGCAAAGGAAAGGAGAAGCGATGAGTGAGATATTTGGAAAAGAATGTTTAAACTGTCAAGAATGGGATTGCAGTTGGTGTCCCGTTTACATCGAATATAAAGAAAAAATAGAGAGGTGGGAAGATGAGCTTAATACTGAAAGGGATTGACTTACCAGAAAAAGGGACGAACATAGTGCTTACTATATACGGAAGGGATGGCACATATGATGCAGAAACATATCCAAGCGGTGTTCGTGTTAAAGCCCAAGCCGTCCAAATCCCCGAGGGACATGGTAGGCTGATAGATGCGGATGCGTTAGAACTTGAGAAAGAAGTCGAACTCGCAGATGATTGGAAGACGGCGCACGAAATAGCGAACTGTGTGAAGTATGCGCCTACGATATTGGAGGAAGAAAGATGATTCAATTCATAGCAGGAGCGATATTCGGGGGAATGTTCACTTTTATGATCCTTGCAATAGTGAGTGCCGGGAGCATCGCAGACAAACGAGAAGAAAAAGAAATTGAAGAGTTTAAGAAAAAACTTTGATTTTGGGATATAACTTTACCTTTAAGGTATGGTATATATTAAGTGCTGAAGAAATCAAAAGGCAATCACTTTCATCAGCAAGGGTTTCGTTTTTCAAAACCTTCCGATCAATTTCATAATTTGTTTAACCCCTTACAAAAGAGCATCCATTCACGGGTGCTTTTTTCATATGTCAAGAGACTTCGCTTATCAGTTCTATAACTCAATAGCTTGGAAGAATACAAGAGAAGCATATGCAAGGTCAAAGAGATATCTCTGTGAGGATTGTTTGGCAAAAGGATTCTACACACCGGGAGAAATAGTCCATCACATCACTCACTTGACTCCCGAGAATATCAACGACCCAAACGTGACATTGAACTTCGATAACTTGAGATTGGTATGCAGGAAATGTCATAGCGAAGAACACAAGCACAGAGAACGAAGATATTTAATTGATGAATCGGGCAACGTTATTATAAAAGTCGCTGAAAACGGAAAATAGAGGCTCACAGACGCCCCCATATCATAGGGAAGGAGCGAAACACCACGGCACCGAGCGAGCCTCCTTAAAAATACATAAATGTCATTATTTGGGAGAAGATGACCGAAGATAACTACATTTACACCTATTATCAAGCAATTAAGTCGGGAAAGGTCGTAGTTGGAAAGTGGATTCTCAAGATATACGAATATATCATCAAAGGTCTTGAGGAAAAGTCTTTTTTCTATGACCAACAGAAGGGAAACAAGGCGGTCGAGTGGATAGAGTCCAACTGTTTTCACACAGAAGGCTCACTTGCCCCGGGAAACTTCAAACTTGAGCTATGGCAGAAGGCTCTTGTGTCTCTCATCTTCGGAATCGTTGATGAGAAGGGCCTCCGACAGTTTCGGGAAGTCCTGCTCTTAATCGGCAGGAAAAACGGAAAGTCGATTCTTGCATCGTCCATCGCGAAATATGAATGGATGGTCGACGGAGGGTATGGCGCGAGGATATACACGATAGCACCGAAGCTCGACCAAGCCGATATCATTTATAATAATATATGGCAACAAGTTGTTGTCGACCCGAACTATAAGAAACTCCAAGAGAAACTTGACGAACTTCGTGGACAGAGAAAAGCCGAAGTGCGCGCAAAGAGATTCATCGAGGAGATGCCACGACACAGACAGACCGACTTATATCTTCCCGTTAATAATGGGCAGGTTAAAAAGATCGCTTTCAGCTCTAAACGATCCGACGGTTTCAACCCGTCCTTGTGCATCTGCGACGAGATAGCATCGTGGCAGGGTGACGCAGGTCTGAAGCAATACGAAGTTATGAAGAGCGGAATGGGAGCAAGGGAACAAGGCCTCCTTATTTCCTGCACAACTTCGGGGTACATAAATGACTCGATATTTGACGAGCTGATGAAAAGATCAACTCGTTTTTTATTAGGAGATTCCAAAGAAAAGAAACTCCTGCCTCTTCTCTATATGATAGATGACCCCGAGAAGTGGAACGACATAAACGAGTTAAGAAAGGCAAACCCAAACCTCGGGGTCAGCATTTCCGTTGACTATATGCTCGAGGAGATTGCAATCGCTGAAGGGTCACTCTCTAAAAAGAGTGAGTTCCTCTGCAAATATGCCAACCTCAAGCAGAACTCATCACTTGCTTGGTTAGATGTCCAAGATGTCGAGAAGTGTTGCGGAGAGCATATCAGCCTTGAGGATCTAAAAGACAATTATGCAATCGCGGGAATCGATTTGTCACAGACTACGGACTTGACGGCTTGTGTGGTAATCGTAGAGAAAGACGGGGTCTTCAATATCGTGGGTCAAGCCTTTATGCCTTCTGAGAAGGTGGAGGAGCTGACCGCAAGAGACGGAGTTCCCTATATGCAATATGTCCGACAAGGAATTTTGACTCTGTCCGGGGAAAACTTCGTCAACTACGAAGACGTTTACAATTGGATGGTGTCCCTTGTGAGGGACTATCAGATCTACCCCTTGATGACGGGATATGACCGATATTCTGCTCAATACCTTATTAAAGACCTCGAGCAATCGGGGTACAAGGTGGACGATGTATATCAAGGGGACAACCTTTGGTCAACTATCCAAGAGGTAGGAGCAAGGATAAAAGACGGAAAAATACGAATAGGGGACAACGCACTTTTAAAGATGCACTTCCTCAATTCAGCAATAAAGATGAATAACGAACGCGGACGCGGTCGTCTCATAAAGATAAACCCAACGGCACACATCGACTTGATGGCATCTGTCCTTGATGCCTTCTGCGTGCGTGCCAAGTACTATGACGAGATAGGAGAACAACTGAAGAATGGGTCTGTTTAATGACATATTTCGTCCTAATAAGGCGAAGGAATCACAGAAAGCCTTGAAAGAGGCTAAAGGATTCTTTACGACTCTCACCGCGTATCGTCCTGCGTTCACTACGTGGAACGGTGCTATTTATGAGAGTTTGATTATTCGCTCTTCAATAGACGCGAGAGCGAGACATATTTCAAAACTAAAAGTTGAGACATACGGATCAGCAAATCCGTCCTTACAAAGCAAGATGAGACTCGCACCCAATCAATGGATGACGTGGTCTCAATTTTTATATAGGGTCTCAACAATAACCGATGTTTATTCAAACTGTATCATTACCCCCGTGTTTGATGACTATATGACCATTACGGGATATTATCCCATTCTGCCCACAAGAGCAGAGGTCATCGACTACAAGGGTGAGCCGTGGTTAAGGTATAAGTTCTCAAACGGTGAGGTCGGTGCGGTGGAATTCAAGAAGTGTGCCATCTTAACGAGGCATCAGCTCAAGCACGACTTCTTTGGAGAACACAACAACGCACTCGATGAAACGATGAAACTCCTGCATATCCAAAGAGAAGGAGTAGAGAATGCGGTCAAAGGCTCGAATGACATCAGCTTCATTGCACAACTTTCAAACTTTGCGAAGCCTTCCGACCTTGCTGAAGAGCGAAAGAGATTTGTAAGGGAAAACCTGCAAGCAGACTCCAATAACGGAGGCTTTTTGCTTTTCCCGTCAACCTATACCAACATCAAGCAAATCGACTATAAACCCTACACAGTAGACGCGGATCAGCTAAAGCTCATTTATTCGAACGTATATAACTATTTCGGGGTCAATGAGGATGTCCTTCAGAACAAAGCGATCGGTGACTCCTGGTCAGCCTTCTATGAAGGCGCGGTCGAGCCGTTCTCGATTCAGTTCTCGGAGGCTATGACAAAAGCTATGTTCAGCGAACGAGAGAGAGCGCAAGGCTCGGGTCTGATGGCGACCTCAAACCGTCTTCAGTTTATGTCGAACGCGGACAAACTGACGATATCATCCACGATGCTTGATAGGGGAGTAATGTCAATCAACGAAATAAGAGACATTTGGAATCTCTCCCCGGTAGAAGACGGAGACAGACGAATCATAAGAGGCGAATACTACGACGCAAGCGAAAAAGTAGGAGGACAGAATGAAGAGTGACAGAGAATATCGTGCCTTTGAAGTAAAGGCAAACGATGAAGATATGAGAGTGAGAGGCTATGCGACAACATTCAACGAAGCCTACACCTTATATGACGACGGAGAGTATGAAGTGAGAGAGGTCATCGACCCCTCCGCGTTCGATAACTGTGATATGTCGGACGTGATCGCACAATATAATCACGAGGGTCGCGTGTTGGCAAGACTTTCAAACGGGACTCTTGAACTGAATGTCGATAAGCCTAACGGCTTACTTATAAACGCAGATTTGAGTGGAACTGAATTAGGTCGCCAAATCTACGAAGAAATCAAAGGCGGTTACACTAACAAGATGTCAATGGGATTCAAGGTCGACCGTTCCGCGGACGTGTGGACAAGGGAAAACATTGACGGAAAGGTGATAGAAGAAAGGCGCATCAATTCCATCATCAAACTATATGACGTGTCAGCCGTCTCCATCCCTGCCAACCCCGGAACTTCAATCGAGGCGAGATCAATCGACGCACTCGTCGACGGAGTGATTGACGAGTTAAGAGCGGAGAGACTTGAAGCCGAAAGAGTCGAGACTGAGAGAAGAAGAGCCGAAGTAATGGCGAGATTTATGGAGGATTAAATGGATATCAAAGAAATGAATTTTGACGAATTGCAGACAAGAAAAGCAGAACTCAAAGAGGAACTCAAGACCGCAGACGCGGAGAGAATCGAGGGAATCAATGCCGAATTCGATGCAATCGAACAGAGAAAAGCAGAACTCAAGGCAGAAGCCGAAGAGAGAGCGAAGGTCGTTGAAGAAGTAATCAACGCACCTGCACCCACACCCATCATCGAAGAAAGGAAAGAAAGCAAAATGACTTCAAAGGAAATCAGAAGCACAAACGAGTACATCGACGCATACGTTGAGTATTGCAAGAGAAACTACGACCTTGACAGAATGGACGCAGAAAAGAGAGCTTTACTCACAGAGAACGCAACAGAGAACGGAACAATTGCCGTTCCCGTATATGTAGAAGACAGAATCTCCACCGCTTGGGAGAATGACGAGATTATGAGAAGGGTAAGGAGAACATTCTTCCCCGGAAACGTCAAAGTAGGTGTTGAAGTTTCATCCGATGGCGCACAGATCCACGCAGAAGGCGACGACCCCATCACAGAGGAAAACCTCGTCATCAACTATGTTGATCTCATCCCCGAATACATCAAGAAGATGGTCAAGGTATCCCACACCGCAATGGCGCTCAAGGGAACAGCCTTCCTTGACTATCTCTATGACGAGATCGAATATCAGCTCGTTAAGAAGGCATCCTCCGAAGTAGTAAGTAAGATCAATGCTTCATCCTTCACCGCAACCGTTACGGGTGGACTTACAACCGCCAAGTTAATCGAGGCAGAAGGAAAGCTCGGTGGAGAGGCAAGCGACCTCGTTCTCATCACCACAAGAGCAAGTGCATCAGCTCTCAAGTCTTCCGCACTTGCAGGTAGCTACGCATATGATCCGTTCGATGGAATGACCGTTCTCTACACAGACGCAACATCCCTCGGAACTTCCCTCGGCATCGTTGCAGACTTAAGTGGTGTTCAGGCAAACTTCCCCGAAGGAGCAGAGCCTCGTTTCATCTTCGACGAGTACACCGAAGCACCTGCCAACATCGTGAGAATCGTTGGAAGACTCCTCGTTGCCATCGATGTAGTAGCAACGGGCAAGACAGTTAAGATCACCGCATAAGGAGAAATATAAATGCTCTTACTTGTTAAAACGGCATTAAGGATCACGACAACTCAATTCGACGATGAGCTTGAACACCTCATTGATTCCGCACTCCTTGACTTGGGATTCGGTGGAATGAAGTCGATGGAACTCGCAGACGCAGACGAAGTCGTAAAGCAAGCAATCGTCACATATTGCAAGATGAACTTCGGACTTCCCGAGGATTATGACCGTTTGAAGAGGTCATATGATGAGCAGAAGGCTCAACTCGGTACGGCTACGGGATATACGGATTGGGGTGCTTAAGATGTACGACAATATCGCATACCTTTTGAAAGACGGGGCGAAGTCATACGATGAGTATTTGAATGAGAAAGTGGAAACCGTGAGGCGAATGGTATACGTTCAGCCTCGCGGAGTCTATAATTCCGAGTTTTATAATGCTTCTATCGTCGGACTCCATCCCTCCATCACCTTGACATTATCCAATAGAGCCGACTATGAAGGCGAGAAACTCGTTGAGTTTGAAGGGAAAGTATATTCCGTCATCCGAGCCGATTGGAAAGCTCAAAGGGACTCCCTTGAACTCATTTTAGAGGAGAAGACAAATGTCGATTGAAAAAGAACTCGAAAGCATCCTTGAAGAATATGCGAAAGAAGTCGACGAACTCACCGATGACACGATGAAGAAAGCATCACGGGACACGGCAAAGGAACTCAAGACGACATCTGCGAAACGTTCGGGTGAATATGCGAAAAGTTGGGCGGTCAAGACCGAGAAGGGATTCGGCAGGTCAAAGACATATATCGTCCACAACAAGAAGCATTACAGACTCACCCACCTATTGGAAAACGGACACGTCGTCCGCAATCAATACGGAACGTACGGACGTGTGAGCGGAGACGGACACATCAAGGAAGCAGAGCAAAACGGCATAAACGAAATTCTCACGACATTGGAGGCAAAACTATGATTCAAGACACGTTAAGATCAATCGGTCTGCCTTGCGCGTATTCGCACTTTAGGAAACCCGTTCAACCTCCCTTCATCACGTATTTAGGGAACGGTCAAACGACATTCGGTGCGGATAACACTTGGCACTATACCGACAATCAATATCAAGTAGAGTATTATTTCACCGAGAAAAACGAAGCAAATGAAAAAGCCATCGAAGAGGCACTCCTCCGAGATGGCTTTAACTATGAAAAGAGCGAAGATGCCTACATCGAAAGTGAAGGACTCTTCGTTATTTACTATTACGTATAGGAGGACATAATGCCTAAAGTTCAGTTTGGTATCTCCAACTTACACGTTGGAACATATACAGATGACAACGGAAGTGTCACCCTTGGAACACCTTACCATCAGAAGGGCGCGGTAAACTTCTCACCCGAAGTCGACTCCGAAAATAATGACTTTTATGCAGATAATATCATTTATTGGAGCGGTTACTCGGGCGGTAGGATCACGGGCGACCTTGAGGTGGCTATGTTTGACGACGAGTTCAAAACACAGTTCCTCGGATATAGGACACTTACAAACGGAGGACTTGCGCTCGTGAAGAATCCGACCAAGCCCAACGTCTACATCGCTTTTGAGACACAGACCGACGAGACACCCTTGAGAGTCATTCTTTATAATTGCTCTCTTGGGAACATCACAAGGGAATACGCAACAATCACAGACACCAAAGAGCCACAGACCGCGACCCTTCCCGTGACTTGCTCCGGGGACAACACTACGGGTGTGACTATGGCGGTATTTAAGGAGGGCGACACGGGTTATTCAACTCTGTTCACCACACCTACCGCTCCTGCATTCTAAAGCATAAGGAAAGAGGGGAGGGAACACCTCCCCTTTATTTCATAGGAGGAGAAGATGAATAAGACCATTAAAATCAGCAAAGATAAGGAACTTGTGATTTCAAATAATCTCGCTTGGGCGATGATTTATAAATCACAGTTCGGGCACGATATAGTCCCCGACATAATGCCCATAGTTTCAGCTATCACGAAACTCCTGGGCGAATTATCCAAGGCAAACGGAACGGATGTCGCATCTGTTTTGAAGAGCCTTGACGGAGACTCCGTGCAGGACGCATTGATTGAACTCTGTGCTTTACAGTTCACAGACTTCATAAACCTCACTTGGGCGATGGCAAAAGCGAACGACGACGACATCGAGACACCCGATAAGTGGGTAAGACAGTTTGACCACTTCCCCATTGATGTGATAGCTCCTGCGGTCTTCGATTTATTACTGAAGGGACTTGTAAGCTCAAAAAACTTGAAGAGCCTTCGGGCGATACCGGGGGCGACATCTCAATCGAAATGATAATACTTGCAGGAGTCGAAAGGGGTCTCTCATATGAGTCCCTTCAAAAGATGACCATCGGTCAAGCGGTCGACTTCTGCATCGAATACAACAACAGAAACAAGCACGAAGAAAAGAAAAAGACAGACAGACGAAAAGCCACAAGAGAGGACTATCGTCTGTTTTTTGGAGTTTAAGAAATGGCAGGAAACGTAAAAGGGATAACCATTGAGTTCCGTGGCGACACGACTCAATTATCGAAAGCCATAAACCAAATAAGAAGCGAGGCAAAGAGCTTTGACAAGGAACTCGGCTACATCAACAAATCCTTAAAGTTCGACCCGAAGAATGTCGACCTTATGAGGCAGAAAATAGCCGTTTTAAAGGACGCAACGAAGTCGGGAGAGCAGAACATCAAAGAGATGAAAAAGGCTCTTGAAACGATGAAATCGAACGGCGTGGACGAAACGAGTGAGGACTACAGAGAACTACAACGCGAGATCATCAAAGCCGAATCAAAGCAGAAGGATTATAACAAGGAATTAAGGAAACTTGAAGCCTCAACCTCCGTACTCGGTCAAGCCTCTGCAAAGATGTCCGCGTTTGGTGAAGCCTCCGTCAAGGCAGGAGAGTCCCTTCGCGGTCTCTCAATGGTGGCAGGTGCGGTCGATGTGGCTCTTGCAGGTCTTACCGTCAAAGCAGGGGCGACCGCAGACGACTTAAATACGATGGCAAAGGTCACGGGCATCAGCACCCAAGAACTACAGAAATATAAACTCTCTGCGGATCTCCTCGACGTATCGGTGGAAACCATAGCCAAGTCCCAAACCAAGATGAAGAAGTCGATGTATTCGGCTCAACAAGGCTCGGAGAATATGGCTGAAGCCTTCAACACCTTGGGGGTCTCCATTGTTGATTCAAATGGCAATTTGAGAGACCAAAGCGATGTTTTCGAGGAAACCATCAAGGCATTGGGTCAGATGGAGAACGAGACCGAAAGAGATGCACTTGCAATGCAGATATTCGGCAAGTCTGCGACGGAACTCAACCCTCTCATAGAGGATAACGGAGAGACCTTCCAAAAGGTCGCAGACATCTTCGCAAAGAACAACCTTGATGTAGTAGACCAAGAGACCATTGACAAGGCTAATCAGTTCAATGACGCGTTAGATACCATCAAGCTAACGGGAATGGCGACTCTTTCAACGGTGGGGATGCAACTCGCAGGGTATCTTGCCCCAGCAATGGAGAAGGTCGCAGATGTCATCGGTAAAATAATGGGATGGCTCTCACAATTAGACCCTGCGGTCTTAACTGTCATTGGAGCGGTCGCAGGGGTCGTTGCGGTGCTTTCGCCTCTTCTTATAGGAATAGGCAAGGTAGCGATGGGCATATCATCAATTATGACATTAGCTTCAACCCTTGCACCTATACTCGCAGGGGCAAGCGCGACCATCCTTCCCATTATTGGCATCATTGCAGGACTCATCGCGGTGGGTGTTCTGCTATACAAGAATTGGGACACCATCAAATATTATGCAGGGGTCGTATGGGAAGGAATCAAGACCACGGTCATTACGGTAGTCACTACCATATCAACCACGGTCTCCAATATCTTCAACGGCATAAAGAACACCGTGACCTCGATATTCAATTCCATTAAGTCGACCGCGACCACAGTATGGAACGGAATCAGTTTCGCAATCACTCATCCCATAGAAACCGCGGTGGCATTCGTCAAAACCGCGGTGGATAAGATAAAGGGATTCTTCTCGGGATTAAAGATAGAACTTCCGCATATCAAACTCCCCCACTTTAATTTGACGGGATCATTCAGCCTTGCGCCTCCATCAGTTCCCAAACTGTCGATTGATTGGTATAAGAACGGAGGTATCTTCACTCAACCGACCATTTTCCCGAGTGGAGTAGGAGTAGGTGAGGCAGGCGCTGAAGCCGTTCTCCCTCTTAAAAAGTTATGGGAAGAAATGGACGCAAGATTCTCGGGAGGAACTAATATCACTATCAATGTTCAGCCAACCCCGGGAATGGATGTGAATGAACTTGCCAAAGAAATCGAGCGAAGACTTATAACCTTGACTAAAAGGCAGAACTACGCGTGGAGGTAGAAATGTATCACGATTTGAAAGTTGACGGAGTTTCCCTTAAGGGATACAAGGTCTACATAAATGGTACGGGCGCATATGACTCCGCAGAACGTGACGTGGAGATGATAGAAATCCCCGGACGTAGCGGAGCATTCGCACTCGACAAAAAACGATTCAAAAACATAACCGTTCAGTACAATTCGGGGACATTCGCAGAAAACCAACCCGAGTTCGCGCGTAAAATATCGGACTTGAGAAACTTCCTCGCTTCGCGTGACGGATATGTAAAAATCGAGGATGACTACAACCCCGAAGAATACAGGATGGGAGTATTTTCACGGGGTCTTGAATTCGACCCCGTCTGCTACAATATGGCGAGTGAATTCCCCATCGAATTCAATTGCAAACCGCAGAGATTCCTCAAAATAGGGGACTTGCCCGTATCAGTAGCAAGCGGAGACGTTATAACTAATCCGACATTATTCGATGCGCATCCTCTCGTTAAATTCCAAGCGAGTGGGAGTGGGTCTATCACGATAGGGGATAAGGTGGTGCAATTCTATAATGCACCATTAGGATTGATACCGCTTGGTGTTAATGTCGGGGCGCAATACGAATCCTCTTCGGACACACGGCAAGTTGTAACGTTTAGTGGCTCATATAACACGGGGGACACATTCACCATAAAGGGGGCAAAGGCTACACTCATATTGATAGCACCCAGCGACATAACGGTAATGGCTTTCGGTGGTGGGGACGGGCTAACCTATGAAGCACTCGAATCTTCAAAGAGTGGGCGGACAGCTTCTCTTACTTTTTCGGAAAAAGCGGAGACCACATTCACTATCGGTACATCCTCAACGGTCACCAAATCCTATCCCGTGGAAATGAGTTTCGGTGGCTCGACCCACACAGTAGGGATAAGGCTGACAATCGTATATAACGGTGGCAATCAAATCCAATACAGATGGACTATCGTTCCGAACGGTAGCGGAGTGACATACGGACAAATCAACATCAAGTCGAATTATTCCATCATCTGCGATTCGACCGCCAATTCACTCACGGGTGACCTTTATATGGACTTGGACATCGGAGAAGCCTATCGAATCGAAAACGGAAACGTGGTGTCTATTAACAACTTCACCAACTTGGGCGGTGAACTTCCGACACTTCCACCAGGATCAACGACGATTACATTCGGCAACACCATCTCGAATGTCGAAGTCACGCCCCGTTGGTGGAGAGTATAAGGGGGCGGTCAAATGATACCTATCTTATTTGAAAGAAATGAGACCGCGTTCAATAACAACGGCTTATGCAGGTTAAGAGATTGTATAGACGCAAGGGTCTCTGAAGAGAGAAATCGTATATATGAACTTGACTTTGACTATCCCGTCAACGGTGCTAATTATAATCAAATACAATTCGGCAGGTACGTCGGAGTAACGCACGAAGAATCGGACGATATTCAGCCGTTCAAAATCGTGTCTGCGACACGTCCTATCAATGGGATCGTGTCTTTTCATTGCACTCATATCTCATACGAACAGAATCAAATCGTGGTGAGCGGAACGAATATCAATTCTCTTGCGGACGCATTCACTTTATTAGAAACGGCTCAACCGCAGAACAGATTCACCTATGAGTCGGACTTCACTTCTTCGGGATATATGGCGAGTGCTGACGGAACTCCGCGAACGGTGAGACAGATGTTAGGCGGTGTTAAAGGGTCAGTATTAGACACCTACGGAGGCGAATTTGAATGGGATAAGTTCAGAGTCATACTTCACCAATCAAGGGGAGAGGTCAAGGACTTCGCTATCAGATACGGAGTCAACTTACTCGACTACAACGATGACACAGACTACCAAGACACGTTCACGTCCTGCGTTGCATATTGGAAGGGAACAGATGGTGAGATCGTATCGGCAACCGCGTCACTCGATGAGGATGGATACGATGGAACTGATATACGCATTCCGTTGGATTTGACGGATAAGTTTGAAGAGAAACCTTCCGTCGCTAATTTGCAGACCGAAGCACTTTCGTATATGAGAAGAAATCAAACGAATATACCTGCCCAATCGATACGGGTGGACTTCGTAAGGCTCTCGGAAATGGGTGAGTTTTCTGCGTTCCAAGATTTACTCAAGTGTAAGTTATGCGACACGATAAAGGTCATCTTCCCGATGTATGACGTATCAGCTTCGTTCAAGATAGTCAAGACAGAATGGGACGTGCTTGCCGGACGTTATGTCGGAATGGAGTTAGGCACACTTTCGACCACTTTATCCGAGGCATTAGGACTCACAGACACTTTGAACGCAAAATCCGACCAAGTGGATTATATCGTTGAAAGCGGAGACGAGGGCATATGGGCATATGAGAAACGGGCAAGCGGAATCTTCAAGTGTTGGGGCAAGGCTTCAGTTCAGCCATCATCCAACACCGCTTCGGGTCAGCTGAATTACTCGAACGCGATAACCGTTCCGTTACCGTTCGACATCGTATCAGGCGAAGCGAATGCAAATCCGTCAAGTATGCTTTTGTTCTGCTCAAATATAGAAGTCAATACCTCGTCCGTAGGATTCCGTCTCGCAAGGGTATCGAGTGCGGTATCGACATCAACACCGACCACAGTTCACTTATCGGTAAATGGTAAATGGAAATAAAGGAGATTCAAATGGAAAACACACTTTTAAACTTGATTCCGAGTTCCTATATTCCCGAAGTCCATCTCTCGCAGTATGACATCGGCAGGGAACTCACATTCAAACTGATGGACGGGAACACAGAATATTCCGTCCCGAGCGGTGCGGTAGTTACCGTAAAAGCCACCAAGCCGAGCGGACTCGGTTTCGTAGTAAATGCAGAAGCTGACGGCAATATCGTCACCATCGTGAACACCGAAACGATGACCAACGAATCGGGCAGATTCTCCGCAGAACTTTCAATCAGTAGCGGAGCGACCCTTCTCGGCACGTCCAACTTTATATTCAATATCGAGAAATCGCCACATCCCGAAGGCACTACAGACGGAGACGTGGAGACACTTATCCCTGAACTTACGTTATTAGTAAACGAAGCGCGTTCTTTAGTTGAACAAGCAGAAGAAACCGCGCAGACCGTGACGGGGCTTGAGCCGAGAGTTTCAACTGCGGAAACGAATATATCTTCCATCAATACCGAGTTATCTGTCCTTGACGCAAGAATGGACACATTCGCAAGCCTTCCCGACGGATCAACAAGCGGAGATGCAGAACTTATGGATATTCGTGTTGGTTCAGATGGAATCACTTATGCTAATGCAGGAAATGCAGTCAGAACACAAATTATTAATTTAGAAAATAAAATAGTCACTAAAGTCGCATTGACTTCAAATGATGTATTTAATGGATTTGTTGTTTGCACTGATGGAACTTTTTATGATCATGCCAATTATAGACGGACAGGATATGTTCCATTAATTGGTGCTATTTGGGGTAAATATGTGTATGTAAATTGCTCATTTGTAGGTGATTCTGGTGTATCATTCTATGATAAAGGCAAGAACTTTATTAAAGGTTATACATACGATACAAGACCAGAAGGTGGTAAATGGGGATTAAATAAAAATTTAGCTGTGGAAATACCACAAAATGCATATTATATTGCCACTTCAATTGCTGCTGCTGATTATTCTGATCCAAGTGATTTATTAATTGCATTTGCTTCTACACATAATAGCAATGATCAAATCAATATGGAAAACAAAATTGATGATTTATATGACATCAATGAAAAAGTTGTTAATGGTAATTCCATCAATATACTTAATAATCAAATATGGACACTTGGCGGTTTAAATGGAAGTGGGGAAGAAATAACAGCTGCAAAGAGATTAAGATCAGGCTATATTGATACATCTGCATTTTCTATCATAAAGATTGGCGTGGATGCTAATTATTTTCTGGCATTACATTTTTATGATTCAAATAAAACGCATGTCTATGACACTGGGTGGTTGTCAGCAGCTTCATTAATTAATATTCCAGATGGAAGTAAATATGTAAGGGTATTAATAAGAAATGATACAGCTGTTGTGCTAAATGATTATGAACATATATCTGTATTAGGTTTTTATGAATATGCAAAAGGCATTGACATTTTAGAAGGTGTTGTCTGGGAATTAGGGACAATCAGCGGTGGCGGTTCAGATGCTGAAACTTCATACAGAATAAGAACTAAAACCTATATTCCTGTTAAAACGATCAAAAGCCTTGATATTAAAATTGTTGGTGGGTATGAATTTGGATATACTTTTTATACTTCTAATAAAACAATGATAACTAATAAGGCATATTTTGGGAATTATCTTCATTTAGAAGTGCCGGAAAATGCATATTTTGTGCGTTTTATAATTAGGAATTTATACAGTAATGCAGCAACAATAACTTGGGCAGAAAATGTTTCATGTATCGGCAATCCAGTGTTAATGGATAAGATTAACAAATTACTGTCTGATGCAAATGGGCAAGGTGATTATCAGTATACTGGCAGTAAAATAATCTTAAAAGATCGAATTGACCAAATCAATAAATGCCAGATCACTGTCTGGAAAGATTTTAAAAATAGCGAAATTTCTAATATTACTGATTATAAATTACATTTAAATCAGTCAATAGCTATGTATGGCGGGTATTTATTCCTGTTAGAAGAAACTGGACTTGGTGTTGTAATTGATTATGCTACAAAGAATATTGTTTCTACTTTTGCACTTCCTGTGCCAAATGATAATCATTATAACAGTGCCATGTTCACTGACATATTCTATGATGACAATGATGAATTCCCGCTTATGATTACTTCAAGGTGTGGAAATCTGTATGACAAAACAACAGATTTAAATGAAGCTATGCTGTTAAGAGTGCAAAGAAATGGCACAACATTCACCTGCACATTAATCAATTCAATCAAATCTGATATTCAAGGCTTTAGCAGTGATTGGTGTGTAGATAATAACAACAGGTCTATCACATTTATAGTTTATACTAATGGTACATTCTTGGAGAACGAAAACAATCCAGTTAAATTCTTTACTTGGAACTTACCAAAAGTAAGTGAAATATTAAGTGGTGAAACAATAACACTTCTGGAAGATGATTTAATTGCAAAGGCAGAATGTGAACATCTTATCTTCCAAGGCGCAACAATAATTCATAATATCATTTATATTGGAATGCAGCCTACTAGTGGTGGCAGATATATTTATGGTATTGATGTTAAAAAGGGTGCGATTACATCAATTGTTCCACTTATAAGTGATAGAGAAATTGAAGGTGTGGCGGTTCATAATGGCAAAATGTATGTGTCACAGAAGGATGGAGAAGATACAACTGGCACTAATCCACTGACTATATATGAATTATTATTTTAAACCATGATATTTTGTACCAAAAGAGCGCACAGCAATGTGCGCTTTATTTCAATCTAATTGAAACCGAAACAATCGAATAAACACGGGGACTCTTCGGAGTCCCTTTTAATTGGAGGCAATTATGAATCCGAGAATAATAGACCAAGGAGACCCAAGATGGGCAGACCTTGGGTATAGAACTCTCCCGTATACGGTTAAAAAAGAAGGGTGCGGACTTTGTGCCGTGACGATGTGCGCAATGGAACTTGCTCAATATTGGGATTACACCCCGAAGGACACCATCGGTTTTATGCGCCAATATGCCACTAATGGCGACGGAACAGAGGGAGCAGGAATCGACGCAGGACTTGACAAGTATGTCGGCAACCATAAACGATTCTATGATATGGCTTCGTTTTGGAATGAGGTTTCCAAAGGCAACCGTATAGGGGTCATTTTATTCAATGACAACATCCCACCCGACGGGAAAGAGTGGACGAAAAGCGGACATTATGTAATGTTCGCACAATATAAGTATGAGGACGGTCAGCATTGGCTTTATACGAAGGATTCTTCGTGGCGAAAGAAAAGCGGTTTTTACTCATACGAAAAAAATATGAAGGGGTGCATATCTGTGTTATGGACGGCGGAGATCCCGGCAAGCGGATGGAGAAACGAAAACGGTAAATGGCACTATTACGAAAACGGCAAACTCGTAAAAAGTGCGTGGAGAAAAGATTCAAAGGGTAAATGGTTTTATCTTGATTCAAAAGGCGATATGCTTGTAAATGATTGGGCAAAAGACAAGACGGGCAAATGGTTTTATCTCGGTAAGAATGGCGAGATGACCGTATCATCTTGGGTCAAATGGAAAGACGAGTGGTATTATCTCGGCAAGACGGGAGAAATGGCTACGAGCGAATGGATAAAAGACTCAAAGGGATGGTGCTATGTCGGAGCTGACGGGAAGATGTTAAAAGGCTCCTGGGTCACTTGGAAAGGTGGCGCATACTATCTTGACGGTGAAGGTCATATGGTAACGGGATCACGGAATGTCCCTTGTACGTTCGATTCAAAAGGAAAGTTGGTGACTAAATGAACTATGAAACTATACTGACTCTCATAGGGATAGTCCTCGGGTCGAATTGGCTCGGAAACTTTCTAATGGAGTTATACCGTTCAAAGACGAAAAAGAAGACACCGACCGAGATCATTTTGAAATCCATCTGTCGGAGTCATCTTCTGTCCAATGCCGAAAGATACAAGTCACAAGGCTACATCGACTCAGAAGAATATGACGACATTATGGAAGAATATGAAGCATATATCGACCTTGACGGAAACGGACGGGTCAAAAGAGAATACGGAGAGGGAGGGACGTTAAGATCTCTCCCCATCAAGTGAGGTATGAGATGAGCAACAAAATGTATGATGTTTTAAAGTGGGTCTGCATCATCGTCCTTCCTGCGATAGCGACCCTCTATATGGGACTTGCTAAAATTTGGGACTTACCATATGAGACGGAGATCCCACAGACCATCACGGTAATTGACGCATTCCTCGGAGCATTGCTCGGAGTGAGTACAATTCAATACAACAAAGACGAGACCCTTTAAGGGGTATCACTTCTCCTTTTATGGCATAGGGTGGGCATAGTCCCACCCGTTTTTTTATTTGTCTGAAAGGTATAATGTATCGACCAAAAAATTAAAATCGCTTAAAACGGAAATCAGAGCCTCGGTTTTTCAATGAAAAACCCCGATTTTGTAACCGGGGAACGGAAATGATTGAAAGAGTCAATTGACTCCGAGATCAGTATATCACAGCAAAAATAATTTGTAAATTTACAAAAGTTTTCCTTGACTCTGATGTAGGGCGGTGTTATATTTTAATTGAACATTTCCTAAAATCATAATTTGCAATAACTTCAATTATGAGAGTAGGGGATAGTAAGTGGGTAACAACGAGGGCGAAATGTATGACTATTCCCCACTTACAATTGAGTAAGTGGGATTTTTTAATTTAAGGAGTAAAGAGATGAGAATCTGCAAACAAGTTAAAGACATACACTGCAAGACCCTCGAGGACTTAATGAAGGAATTGAACGAAGCCCTTTTGGAAGGTGCTGAAATCGTAGCGGTGGACATCCAATCATTAACGGCACTTATAACCGTGACCGAGTACGTGGGAGAGATCGAGAAGACAGATCTTGACCTCCTGGAAGAAGAGTTCGGATGCCACAACTGTGCGGAATGCCCGTTCTTCGAGGAATCAACAGACAAGAGAAGAAAATGGCACACCTGCAAGGAAGGGAAGAGAGTTCAGAGAACATCAAGATGTTGCCCTGCTTACTACGAAACTATAAGGAAGGAGGTAAAGAGTGAAATATCCGAAGATCAAAGAGAAAATGGACTTTTACGATGTGAAGGTCGAGGATGTAGCGGTATGGCTGAAGGTATCAAATCAAGTGGTATACGACCGCTTGAATGGTCGGTCAAAGTTCCGACCATTGGAGAGGGAATCCCTTTCGGTATTCTTAAAGACACCGCAGGAAGAGTTATTCAAGGAGGAGAACGATGTTGAATGAAATCATTATGGGACTTTGGAAGATGGGATGGTTTATAGTTCCGATTTTCGGGATGCTGATAGTAGGAGGGGTCTATGAGTACATCAAGAAACTCGATTGAGGAAATGGGATGGCAGGGCATAGACACCCTTATGGACTTATTAGAGGATAACCTCATCAAGTTCGCAGAGCAGACAGACACGTCCCCGATGGATATGAGGAAGTATATCGATGCAGAACTCAACACCATAATGGAGAAGGTGTGGGCGGTCAAGATAAGGAGAGCAGATGTATATATGCGAGAGATGTCAAGAGACGTTCGACTTCCCTAATGTGGAGACGGACTTCACGTCCGAATACTTCGGGGCAATCGTGAGTCACAAGATAGGAGTCTGCCCGTACTGTGGGAGCGAAGAAATAGAAGAGATGGATAAGTGCGATATTTGTGGCGAATGGATAGCACCGGGGGAAGGACTCTGTGAGAACTGTCACGACCTTATAAGAGACATAGCAGACGAGGTCAAACGCAAGGCACGATACACCACAGACAGATTCAACTTGAACTACAACGAGTTTATATCTCATTTAATGGACAGATTGGAGGAGTGAATGAATTTTGAAGAACTTAAAAAAATAAATGCCTCACTCAATACGATGGACATAAAAGGCAAGAAGTACATCCCCGTCAATGAAAGAGTAAAGGCATTCAGAATGTTAGTTCCCGATGGAACTATTGAGACCGAAATGGTCAAAAGTGACACCTACATTATAGTCAAGGCACAAATCCTTGTCAATGGCGAGGTAAAGGCTACGGGATACGCAGAAGAGAAGAGAGGGTCATCAAACATTAATAACACGTCACCTCTTGAGAACTGTGAGACCTCTGCGGTGGGCAGGGCGTTGGGATTCTTTGGCATAGGAATCGACACCGCCATCGCATCAGCTGACGAGATCACTAACGTGGCGAGAAAAAAGGAAGTAATGAAGTTAGCCTCCAGGAGTGAAAAGGAAGGTTTGATGGAGACCTGCAAGGCGAAGGGAATCGACATTGATATGTTATTGACCTTCGTTGGATTCGACAGAGACAAACAACCCGAAGGGATGACCATCGAACAGTATGTGAAAGCTATGGACTATCTGACGAAGGAGGATAAGTAATGACGACGGGAGAATACATCGACACATTGCTCGAAGAGATCGAGTCACTCAAGAGAGAACGCGACCTCTATGAGAACGAAGCAGAGAGGCTTCTCAAAATCGTATTTGATGCGATAGAGTCTCCCTCATATATCAACCCTTGGGGAGTATTCAAGTATTTAAAAGCGGTCTTCCCACACAGATACAAAAAGAAGATGGAGAGCTATGAAGCACAAGGAGACTAAAGCCACCGCGATACCGATGGATGTCAAAAGGAAAGTGAACGCAAGGGACAAGGGACGATGTATCATCTGCGGAGACCCGGGAATCCCAAACGCACATTATATACGACGTTCGCAAGGTGGTCTCGGAATAGAGGAGAACATCGTCACCCTCTGCCCTAAATGTCATCACGACTTCGACAACGGATTCCACAGACGGGAAATCGGTGACTATATCTCCGAATACTTGGACAAATGGTATCCCGACTTCCCCGACGAAAAACGCAAATATAACAAGTATAAATGGCTTGATGGGTAATTTATCGAGAAAAGGAGAAAAGTCGCTAAAATACGCGATTTAAGGCTAATATATGGGTTTATTTTTAAATATGGATTGTATGGAAGGGATGAAACAATATCCCGATAAACACTTCGACCTCGCGATAGTTGATCCACCGTATGGACTTGGGGACAAACTCATCGAAGGTGGACACAAGAAAAACCCGATGGAAAAATATCGCAAGGATTATGAGAGCAAAAGGTGGGATGTTGCCCCGGACTCGGGATATTTTGAAGAATTGCGACGCGTATCAAAGAACCAAATCATATGGGGGGGGAACTACTTTGGGCTTCCTCCTACGCGTGGAATCATTTGCTGGGATAAGTACCAAATGATGCCCACTTTCAGTCGTTGGGAATATGCGTGGACTTCATTTGATTGCCCTGCACGACTATTCGGATACAGACCACAAGATTCATCGAGATTTCACCCCACACAGAAACCCATTGCCCTATATAAATGGCTCTTGACCAACTATGCGAAAGAAGGCGACATCATACTCGACACCCACGTCGGGAGCGCATCATCATTGATCGCTTGTGAGGAGTTGGGATTTGATTATGTGGGTTTTGAAATCGACCCCGAGTATTACCAAAAGGCGACACAAAGAATCAACGATTTTAACCAACAAATACGAATGTTTTAGAATTTATCGAAAGGAGAATGAAACTCGCTGAAAAAGGCGATTTTAAGGCTTAAAAGATGAACAGATTTGAACTGATAGGGGCAAGGCTTACCAAAGACCCCGAGATTAAATACACACCGACACAGACCGCTATTTGTAACTTGATCGTTGCGATAGACACGGGGTACGGAGAGAAGAAGGAGACGGACTTTCCGAGGGTCACAGTATACGGAAAGAGTGCAGAATCACTCGCCACATATTCAGCCAAAGGGTTAAGGGTAAATGTGTTCGGCAGGATAAAGACGGGATCATATCTCAAGGACGGAAAGACGGTCTACACCACAGACCTCATCGCAGACCGCATCGAGTTCGTGGACTTCAAGGAAGTAAAGGTGGACTATAAAGAGACAAGCGATCCCGTCCCCGAGTTTGACGCAGACATACCGTTCTAAAAGGAGGGTAAGATGGACAGACAATGCAGGAAAGTCCTCGACTATATGAGGACATATAAGACAATAACCACATACGAAGCCTTTAAATATTGCGGAGTGTCAAGACTCTCTGCGAGAGTGTGGGACTTAAGGCATAAGTATGGTTATGACATCAGCTCCACACCGAGGAAGGTGAGAGACAAAGACGGAGCATATACTTCCGTTAGTGCGTACTATTTGGAGGGGAAAGATGGCGAAGTATAGATGTTTGAGTGACGAGATCCTCTTCAACGATAACTTCTTATCACTCCCGGCATCAGCTCGAGACCTCTACACGTACATAAACCACAAGACGGATGACTTCGGTTTTTGTTCGGAGGTCAAGTCCATAATGCGGTCACTCAATGCGAAGCAGAAAGACCTGCAATTACTGATAGACAGACATTACCTCATCAAGTTCGAGGATTGGCTCTATTTGGAAAAGCACTTCTACATCAATAACCGCAACTTAAGAAAGGACAGAATCAAGCCGAGCAACTATGCGGAGTATTTGGAGAGGGTCACCCTAAAGGAAAACGGTGCTTATAGTTTGGTAACCAAATGTCAACCAAATGACACCACTTGGTTACCAAATGACACCAAACCGCAACCAAATGACGTCAAAATGGCGCGTAATACAATACAATACAATACAATACAATCTAATTCAATACAAGACAAGATAATAGAAACGGCTGACGAACTCCGTCAAGCCTTGAGAGGCTCAATATGATGGGACGAATAATCAACCCGTGTTACGGATGCCAGGATAGGGTGGCAGACCCTAACTGTCACGATACGTGTGAGAGATATTTACTTTTTAAGTGGCTCACCGCAGAGCAGAAGAGCAAGGAACGGGAAGAGAAGGAACTTGATGCCTTCCATAATAAGCTCGGATACAGAAGGCATCTGATGGGAGGCATAAACCTTCGTAAAAAGGCAGAAGCTGATAAATGGGCGCATAGCAGGAGGAAAAAATGATAGATCAACTCAATATGTACGGGATGACCAAACTCGAGGTATCTATCGAGCGAATAAAACAAATCGAGCCGAGGGGAGGAAGTTGGTATCTTGCCTTTAGCGGTGGTAAGGATTCCTGCGTGGTCAAGGCTCTCTGCGATATGGCAGGAGTCAAGTACGATGCACACTACCGCATAACATCAGTAGACCCTCCCGAACTTGTTCGCTTTATAAAAGAAAAACACCCCGATGTATCAATGGACTTCCCAAGATACAAGGACGGGTCTGTGATAACTATGTGGAACTTGATTCCCAAGAAGACGATGCCACCCACAAGGATGGTGCGATATTGTTGCCAATACCTAAAGGAAGACGGAGGGGAAGGCAGGGACAAGATAACCGGGGTTAGATGGGACGAATCAAACCGCAGAAAGAAGAATCGTGCAGGACTCGAAGTGGATACCTCAAACCGTAAGGGATGGCAAAGCGACCGCAACAAACTTGATCCCGACAATATGGACGAGGATATGGTGAGACACTGTATGCAATCAAAAGGCTTCATACTGAATCCGATTATTGATTGGACAGATGACGAAGTTTGGGAGTTCATCCATCGGTACAACATCCCATATTGCGAACTATATGACCAAGGCTTCAAGAGATTAGGGTGTATAGGATGTCCGATGTCGGCACACAGAAAAGAAGAACTTGACAGATACCCAAAGTTTAAACAGGCATATTTGAGAGCCTTCGACAGAATGATTCAGCACCAAATTGAGGGGGGGTACACCCGAGAGACAAGGTCAAGAATTGTACGAATTTTGGACAACCCGATAAGAGATATATCACAGACACCGACAAGTTATATACCGAATGGGTACACGATAGACTCCAAAGCGGAAGATATAATGACTTGGTGGATGCAATAGGAGGATGAAATGAACAAAGACATAACATTCGAGGGAATAAAGAACGCACTCGAAAGAGCTACCACAAAGGTGGAGAACTTAAAACACGCAACACCGCAGGCAAAGAAGGAATTCAATGAACTCCTCGAAGAGCTTAAGAGAGACATAATCAAAGGGGAATCCATCGAGATCCCCGAGTTCTTGAGAAGGGAAATAAGATGAGAAAGGATTGCGCGTTATATCGTAGCGAACGAATCGGGGACAATGAATACTATTCAGTAAGGGAATACTGTGACGGACTTGATGACCCCATCTGCAAGTCGGGGGAATGCCCGTTCTATAAATCCATAGAGAAATGGAGACCGATTATCGTCCGCAAGATGACTCAATACATGAGGGTGGAATGAAGGAATATTTGGAAAGATATAAGGTCGCACTCCAAAGGGTGAGACAGTATGAGGAGAGGGTCAAGATGATCTCGTCATTTTTAAAGGGACTCGATATGGACGGACAACCAAGAGGGACTAATATCGGGAAACCTACCGAGGAGATAGCGATCAACCTCGCCATATTAAAAGAACAACTGACACTTGCCAAAGCTGAAGCCGAAGAGATACGGCAGGAGATAGCGACCAAGATAGACAAGATGGAGAATGTCAAGTATAAGGAACTGTTATATTCAAGATATGTTCTCCTTCTTCCGTGGTCGCAGGTAGCAAAGAGGCTCGACGATCTGCGTCCGGGGAAAGAATACGAAACTAAGTCAGTAGTCGGATATATGCACCGAAGAGCCTTGAAAGAGTTTGAGGAGGTATGCGATGAGTGAACGGATCATATTAAGAGTAAACACATTCACCAAAATTGACGAGTTCAAAAAAATAAAGGACTATTGGGAGAAAGAAATTCCCAACGCAATCGTTATTCCTTATACATTCAACGTGGAGAACTTAAGAGAATTAAAAGGCAAAAACATCTACGACACAGTAAAGGGACATTGCGAGTTTAAATGTTCGGTATGCGGTGCGGATGCGTTAGTCGTAGAAGGTGGCTCACTTGACGGGGGGTATTTTAAATATTGCCCAAACTGTGGAGTTGAAATGGAGGCAGAACGATGAGTGTTAGCTTATGGAGATACACTGAACAATGCGAAGGAAGACCGTGTCCCGGGGATTGCGATTGTTGTGAATATGATCCCGATGAGGTAACCATCACACCGCCAACGGTGGATTATGGCGAGATTCTGAAACCGTATAAAGTATATGAAAAGGTCAAGGCGGTCACCGTTAAGACCGAGATAGGAGAAACAGATGACAGAACATGAAAGATGTGAAACCTGCATTCACGCAAAACCATTCGGAGGGGCAAACGATAACAGATGTGGTGCCTGGAGTTGCGAATATATCAACAGAAACGAAGCAATTGCGATTTATAAGATATTCAATGGATGGATACCGCTTCACTTTGATGGGATGGCAACCGACTTCCCTTATGAAAGAGACGGAGAATGGGTGCTTGTAACGGATGGCGAATGTATAAGTGTTGAACGTATCAAGAAGGACGCATATGACCACTTTTATCCGAACGGCAGATGGTTTGAGATAGAGGACGTAATCGCTTGGATGCCGTTGCCTGCACCGTGGAAAGGAGAAACAGATGAGTTATGAAGTAGAAATTGCGGTGAAAGTTGAAGGGTGTGGGAAATATGCGAAGATAGATTCCCCGGCATTTAGAGACCCGACGTACAATCTGCGCGATATGTTCGTCGCTTGTATGAATTGGGATTATAAGCAGGGCGAATACTATAAATGTTCCGAAGTATTCCCCAAAATAGAGAACGGACTCAACAGATTATATTTTGAAGACTTTTCAAAATATGATGCGCCAAATGGATGGGGGACGACATTGACCGCCAAAGATTTTTTAAACGGATTAAGGAGATGTATTTTGGAAAACGCGGAGGAGATCCCGATGGATTGCTTGTATATGAAGTGGTGAAAGGAGAAACAGATGATTATATATAGCGGTCATGAAGGAAAAGACAGAGTCTGTTGCAATTGCAAGCATAATAAAATAATACCAAAGAGTACATATATAAGAAACATATGCGACATCGACGGACATTATATCGGATATTTAGAAGGCTTCGATTGTTGGTGCAGACGATGGGCAAAGGAAAGGAGAAGCGATGAGTCTAATACTTAAAGGAATCAATTTACCTGAAGAAGGTACTTTGACATTCAGAATTACACGATACGGAAAAGCATACGAAATCACGAACGGTAATTACTATATTAAAGGAACTGAAACCGAAGCCATTCAAATTCCAAAGGGTCACGGCAGACTAATAGATGCGGATGCGTTAGAACTTGAGAAAGAAGTCGAACTCGCAGATGATTGGAAGACGGCGCACGAAATAGCGAACTGTGTGAAGTATGCGCCTACGATATTGGAGGAAGAAAGATGATTCAATTCATAGCAGGAGCGATATTCGGAGCGGTGTTCGGGTTTATCCTGGTCGCATTGATGACAGTAGCAAAAGAAGCGGATAAGAGATGACAGTAAAGGAATTTTTAAAACAGTACGGGGAAGCTGAAAGGCAAGCCGAACGATTAAAAAAGGAATATCAGGAAGAAGTTGAACGGATCGGGAGCATAAAGTCGCCGGCTGATAACGACGGGATGCCACATGGTACGAACATAAGCAAGACGGTTGAACTGCAGGCGATACGTTTAGCAGAGAAGGCAGAGGAGTACAAGGAAGCTCAGATCTATGCGATGAAGAAACGTCAGGAAGTATTCGACGTGATCTGGAACGTTCCGGGCATCGAGGGGCAGATTCTATACGAGCGATATATCAACCTGAAAAACTGGGACGACGTGGCTGAATCGGTTCACTATTCACTCCAGCACGTGCACAGACTTCACGGAGCGGTTCTTCTCGAATTGCAGAATGTGATAGAATGAGACATTCTTATATGCTACGATGATAGTGTCAGAAATGGCAAGCGAATCACTCTAAGCCGGAGAGATCCGGCGAACATGGCCCGACGGTTCGTACTTCACTGGTTAGACTCCAGTGCGGGCCTCTTCAACATCCCTAAATCCCCAAAAGGAACGGAACAAGGCAGCTCCGTTCTTTTTATTAGGAAACATGAGCAAAATTAACCCACGCTACGCCAACGGCAATACAAGACGGAAACACCGGGCACGAATGAAGGCCATGGGGTTACCCTGCGGTATATGCCAGGGCAGGCTCGGGCCGATTCATTACGACGAACCTTCAAACGCACAGCATCCGCTCAGCTTCGTAATAGATGAAATACATCCGGTAAGCAAGTGGCGGATGTTCGGCTATAATTCACCGGAGGAAGCAGCTCAGGACTGGAACAACCTGCAGCCAGCGCACTGGATCTGCAACGCAAGGAAGAGCGACAAGGTGCCGGAATTAGAAGGCCGAAAAATAATCAATATAGCAAACGTAAAAGATGGCGACTGGTGACGGTGGGGAGGGTACCCCGTCCCGGGGCCTCGGCGCACAACGTCGGGTCCAGCGCCGACACACTAAAAGCCGAAA